CCACTTCCTCGCCGAGCATCATGCCGTCTTCATCCAGCAGCGGCTCCCCGGTCACCTCATCCAGCGCGGGCACGATCTCGGTACGGGTCTTGGTGCGCCGATCCCAGTATTGCCGGGAGACGCAGACGCCGTAGACGTGCGTGTCCTGATAGGCACCGATCACCGTCAGGAACCACGGGATGGTCACCTCGAGGCGGTGCTGGAGCATCGCTTGGTGCAGCTTGCCGGCCTCTGCCTGCCTTGGGTCGTCGGGGTTGATGCCTCGCACGGCCAGCAGGTTGTCATTGGTGAACAGTGCCGTGGCCGCCGTGGCTTCCAGGGTGCGCACCGCGCTGCGTGGCTTGGGCCGGAACACATGGCTGCGATTGCGGTAGGAATCCTGGGTGTACTTGCTGCCTGGTGCGTGCTCGCTGCGGAAGTGAGCGATGTTGGCGCGCCATGACGTGAACAGCGAGCTCTGGTAATAGTCCGTGGACTCCTGATACAGGCTACTGGCGCGGCGCAGCCACATGGCATTGTCGGAGCCCACCTCAGCACCTGGCGCTTCGGTGTCGCGCGCGTCCATGGCATCAATGTCGTAGCGTTCGCTCTGCATCACAGCCCCGTCGCCGCATGAATGGCTTCACCGCGGGTGTCGCGTGCCAGCAGCTCTTCGCCACCCTGGGCCTCGCGATGGCGGCTGAGCTTGAACATCTCCAACAGCTGGCCACCGGCCCGCACTACGGCATCACGGAGCTGGTCGTGGGTCTTGTTGTGGATGTGCAGGGTGTAGCCGTACAGCGTGGAGATGCTCGGGCACTGGATCTGCGCCACGCCGCCTCGCACGCTGGTATGCACATGCCACAGCCGGCCGGGGTAGTGCTTCTGCAGGACGGCGCCGATGTCACGGCACACGCGGTCAGACGCCATGGCCTCGCCGGCCTCATCGGGCGTGTCGAATGTCAGGATCTTCGGGTCCATGATGCCTCCCGGCATGATGAAGGGTTACGCGCGGTGCCAAGGCAGCGGCGTCAAGCGGACAACGGGGTTCGTGCCACCGGTGATTGTGACGCGATACGTCGTTCTCGCCGGTCGGTTGATCATGTCAGGCCTCTGCATCGGGCTCGAAGGATTCTGGTTCGCCACCGCGTGGCGGCTCGTAGGAGATGGCCATCACGCCGAAGGCGTCACTGCTATGAGATGACCAGTCGTGCTCCGGCCCCAGGCCTATGTTGCGTTTCTCGTCCATCTTCTCGTGGTACCAGCCCAGGGCGTCCCGTCCGGCCTTCGTTGTGCTCTCGTTGAACCAGCACATCGGGAAGACACGGCGAACCGCCTCGACTCGCGCGGCCGCCGCCCCTTTGCCCTGGTTGGGCACGACCGCGGTGCGATACCCCGCATCACGAAAGGCGCTCTCGTAACTGACGGCATGGATGCGGTCATGGGTGGCGCCGTCATGCGGCAGCCACACCGAGGTCGCCTTCTCGTCGTAGCCCTTGCGGCGTAGCCAGGCGAGATGCGCCGAGAACGGCTGGCCCACGGCCTCGTAGTGATCCAGCACGCGAATCTCACGCGCCACGAACTGGCATATCCAGATAGCGAACGCATCCGAGCGCGCCCCGGTGCCGCCGATGTCAACGAACACCCGGTAGGGCAGGTACGGATCGGGCATCACCTTGCCGATTCGCCCCTGAACGCTAGCCTGGGTCAACAGGTCGGCGAAGTAGGCGCCCTCCACCACGCGCACGAAGTCGCCTTCCCACACATGGTCGTACTGATCGGGGCGCTTCTTCTTATCCTCGAGGCGCTCGTGGTTGAGCACTTTGGGAAACCACGGGTTGTCGCGCCAGTTTACCTCTGCCGCCACCGAGTCCTCTGGCGGATCTTCCCTAAATCTCTTGTGTGTGGCTGATGTCTCGCGCTCGGGGTTCCACGTCACCCATATCTCAGAACTATGCTCGCGCACTGTCGGTATGATCTTGATCCAGGCCGCATCGCTTACTGTCTCGGCTTCGTCTACCCACAGGATGTGGATGCGAGCTTTTGACTTGATGCTGTCAAGGTTGTGTCGCAGTCCAGCAAAAGCGAACACTATCCGGCGGTCGAGGGTGCGAATGTACTTTTCGCCGATGTCGTAGTGTGCCGCAAGCCATGGCTCTGACTGGATCGCCTCTTTGACCTCCGACATGGACGACTCTTCCAGCGAGTTCATAAACTCGCGGCCGCACAGGATTAGGCCTCTGTTGCCTTCCATCGCCAGCTGGTAGCCGCGTATAGCGGACATCTTAGCGAAACTTCTGCTCTTGCCCGACCCCCGCCCGCCGTATGCGATACGATAGCGCTTGCTCTCAGGTGCGAAAACCGGGATGAGCTTTGGCGGGAGTTTGACTTGCACGCTTGTCATTCGATGTCTTCGCTTGTCGCTGCCACCAGCTCGATGCGCGTTACTGTCTCGATCGGTCCGCCGTTAGGCCCGGTGAGCTCTTGTCGCTCTCGCCATGCCTGGACATTGACATGTTTGCCGATCATCTCGAGATTCTTTAGTTTGTCCGGCCACTTGATTTTCTTGAGCAAGTTCTCGATCTCGGTCTCACTGCCCACGCGGGTGATTGAGGTTAGCACATCCATGCCGCCGATGTACTGGCGCCAGATGGGCGGCCAGTCCCGTACCGCCCTCAGTGATCCGTCATCATGGAGAATATCGAGAACGTCCATGCGGTCGATCTCGGCCAGGCGATGCAGCACATAGTCGGAGTCGATCTGGGTACGCTCGGATCGCTGGTTCACCCGCTCCTGAATCGTCTGCTGAACCCCAACATTACCCAACAGTCGCTGACCCTGGCTGTAGGCCGTCTTCACGCTGTACTCGGCGCGAATCGCTGCCTGGGTCGCGTTCAGATCCTTCAGGTACTCCTCGACGAAACGAGCCTGCTTTCCTTTCAGTGTTGCCATATCGTCCACCGTCCTGGGATAGGTGGCCTCTCGTTTACTCCGGACGCTTGCCCGGGCGATCACGCTTCACGAACGTGCGGCCAGTGAATTCATATACGGGGTAGAAGCCCGGCTTGGGATCGACCCGCCGGACCTGGGCAGCCATGTCGGTCTGCCGATACTTGGGCTTGTCGGTCATGGGTGCCTCCTGGAATAGGGTGATGCGGTGCCGGTGATGTTTCCGGTTCGGCTGCGCAGGCCGACAATTCCAACCGCATCAGGGTGCCGGGCGTCTCACGACGAGCCGGTCTTGGTGGGCAGTGCCTCGCGGCAGGGCCTATCCCCTGAGGGATTCTTGGGTCAGAGCTGTACCAGCTTCCGGCCTCCATTCTCGTCATCGGCGATCTGGGCGCCGGAAACGTCGGAGTTGTGCAGTGTCTTGTTCATGGGTTCAGCTCCCTATTTGATCGACCGCACAGCTCGCCAAGCATGGCGCGACTCTCGTCATACATGCCCCATAGGGTGTTGAGGTAGCGCTCGAGTTCTCGGTATCGATCATCACCCAGCGAATCCCACAGCTCGCCCTGGTCGATTCCCGGCATCACAGCGCCCCGCGGATCCGGGTGCCGATCATGACGACATAGCCGGCCAAGGTCTCGCTGATACCAGGAGGGAGCTCCACGCCACCGAACTCAGCCGCTGCCCATGACACCAAGGCCACCAATGCCAGTGAGCTTGAATCGCTTGAGCGTTGTGCGCCCCGTGCGAACTGCTGTCGTGCTGTCATCGTCTCCCCCTGTGCCATATGAACCCCGGCATGAGATTGATCACCAGCAACGCCAGTAGGCAACGCCCTACCAGCCGCCGCGCCCAAACCGTGACACGGCCGCGTGGAACAGCCTGGCGATCCATGGGGCGGCCCCCTTGGTCAGCATCACGGAACGGAACGCCGCATCCGCATATCGCTTACTGACGCTGCGATACAGATGCGAGTAGTGCCAATCGTGGATACAGCTGGCTTCCCAGGCCGGTGCATATGTCGGCGGGAATGCCCACCAAATGAACCAAGGGATGCTGCTACCGTTAAAGATGTAGCCTGCCGGCACGTCGAACCGCCGACCATCCACGATCACACTCCACTCGGCGGCGACCATCCAGCGCGTGGCACGGCCACTCAACCAGGGCGTGTCGACGTCAGTCGGCGCTCGGGTCGTCAACAGACGATGCGGGATCTCTATCCTCATCGGCCATCTCCTGGAAGCGCCGTTGATCTTCTCTGGCTTGCTCAAGGTCCACAGTGCCTTCGACCTTTTCGGCTTGTCTGGCAACTTCCTCGGCCAGCTTTTGTTCGGCATCTGTGCATAGCCCACTGGGTGGATAGCCGGGCACCTGAACGCGAATAGCTGTCAGTAGGGCGGCACGCAACAAAGGGCTGGTAGTCGAGCAGTATTCACGCTGCTGATCGCTCAGGGCTTCGGTGCCATCACTAAACTGATACCCCTGACCCGCGTCACCCAGCGGAGATGACGAGGGGGTCATACCGCAGGCAGATAGCATCAGCATGGCCATGATGGCGATGAAGAATTTCATGGTAGTGGCACTCCTTGGTAGTTGATGATCATGCTTGCCAGAGCCGTCAGGACGGCCATGGCGGCAAGGATGGCAGTGACGCGGATCATGATTTTCTCCCTCTCACTCTTTCGGCAACAGCTATCAGCAGAAAGTCGATGCTGCGCGGTCCCAGCCATCCACAAATCACACCCACGGCGCTCGACGGCCAGCCATCCAAGTCGAAATACACGCTGATCCCAGCGGCGATAGAGGTCATTGCAATCAACGCCGGTATATCCAGCCACAGGCGTTTCGTGACAAAACGCCGCCGATGGCCAGACTCCACTTCGGCCGCGATCTTAGCGAGCAGCCCAAACATAACGGCGATCCCCGCTGACATAGCCAGAAACGCATCCTCCCGCCATATCCCAAGGGTACCGATGAGCGATTGCCACAGGCCTGAGTCCTTCCACGGCATTTAGCGCCCCCACCGGGCCGCGCCCTGACTGCGGGTATCGACGTGGGTGAAGGTGTTGTAGTGACCAAGGCTGGCGTCCGGGTAGCGTGAGGCGATCCAGTCATACACGACATCAGGAGCGGTGCCGGCCACCTGGATATCGGCGGCGCGGCCATAGAGGTGCTGGCTATTGGATGCCCCGCCCACGGCGCGGTTGTGGTCCGGACAGCGTGCGGCGCTGGTCACCTTCACCGGCATGCCGAAGTGTTGGCGCACCGCCTGCAGGATACCCAGCGTCTGGGCATCGATGGTGTCGAAGCCACAGCCACAGCGGCAGGCGAACTCGGCTCTCGAGAAGTTCTGGGAAAGCATAGGGCCTCCGGCGCCTCACGGCGGGGGATGATTGGTAGCGGCCAGAGGAATCGAACCCCTTCCTCTGGGATATGAGCCCAGCGTCTTGCCATCTGACTCGGCCGCTGAAACGAAATCGCCCCGGCACAATGGCCAGGGCGAGGAATGTCACAATGGGGATATTATGGTCTCCCCGTGCCCACCCTGCAAGTCATAGCGCCTCGTCGATCAGGTGCTCGAGCATCACCTGCATGCCGTAGTCGGACTGCCGCTCACGGCCGGCGACCATGCGCAGGTACCGAGGCGTGACGCCCAGCCGCTCGGCAACCTCTTTCTGGCTACCTACTGCCTCGATGGCTCGGGCGATAAGACCCGGCACGATGGCCGGGTCGTGGTGCTGGCGGGCGTTAATCACGCTTCACCGTAGGCGTGTTCAAGAATGTCGGCGCGATAGTTGCCCATGTGCTCCAGCAGGTCGCCCTCGGTGGCGTAGTCGTCGCCTA